CCACTTCGCTATGTAGTATTGGCGGTAGAGCGGGAACGTGATTGAATTATGAAACGCTAAATTTACATCGCTATTTAGTGTTTGGCTTGGCTCATGGAACACCTGAATACCTGTCTCGCGCTTCTCATATCCAGCAAGTTCAATGCGCCGGTAGAGATCATCATCTGCGAAATACCAAGGAAGCGTGAGGTCGTATAAACCTACATCGTCAATGAAGTTTGCATTGAGCGCCACAAGCGCATCATAGTTCGTAAACAGGATTCCCCATTTTACGTTCGCTGCATTAAGACGGCGCGCCTCGGCGAGAAGTTGCAAACATGAACCCGGAGCAGCAACCGCGTCCGAGTGCATCCAGATACAGATATTGCCACCCATCGCTCGTGTGCGTGCAAGGGCATAGTTGATATTCTGGACAAACAACTGCTCTGTGTGCGGCCTCCACACTTCGCACGGAGCATCCCATGACAGTCCATTCTTAGAGCTGTCCATGATGAGCATATTAGGCGCGAAGTCTATTGCGCTATCGACTGCACGTTGCAGCAAGTCCTCACGATTGACGTGTAGAAAGTATGCCTGATAATCGCTCATGATTCCCTTCTAAGCCACGCATCCCATCGCGGCCATAGATTGTTCCAGTTAAGTTCAGGCGGTAGACTTGCCGTCGCGCCCGTAACCGCAAGCGCCTTTTCCGCCCATTGATGCGGCGTATAGACCGGACGAATTGAGCAGAATGTTCCTTCGGGGCGAAACGCTACTGGCTCAAACTTGAATTCAGCAGAGAGCCATTCAGCGCCGCCACCGTAGTTGCCATGAATACAAGGCACGCCACAAGCGAGAGATTCATAGATCGGAAATCCAAATCCCTCAGATAATCCAATCCCAAACGTCACATCGCAAGCGGAGTAGGCCCACGTCATCTGCTCATCCGTCAATCGCCCGGTGGTCACTACAGCCTGATTATGTAGACCGTAATCCATAAGCAGAGCAGAGATAGACCAGAATCGTTCCATCATGTCGGTGTGAATCCAGAGCAGAACGTCTTTTGTTTTGGCAATATCCGCCGCTGCCGCAATAGCTGTACCGAAGTCCTTTCGAGCCTGATTCGTTCCAACCATGCCGATAACGAACTGGTCTGGCTTGATAGAGAAGTCGGTATCGAATACAAGCTGGCCGAACTTGCGCCGTGCCTTATCGCGTCCACGCGGTCGCCACACTTTCGGGTCAATGCCGTGTGGTAGGGCTTCAATCGTTCCGCCGATGGTCCGTTCGATGATTCGCGCCGACCATTCGCTGTATGCTAGTACGCGGTCACACTTACTAAGCACTTCACGGAGCAGGTAGGAGAGCCGTCCATTCGGCCCCTCCGCGTCGATAGCGGTGTAGGTCCAAACATCAAACGGTTTGCTTTGCAGGAACGTGCGAAGGTTTGCGTATTTCTCAAGCGTCTCTGGATTGGTTACGTGCGGCGCGGGCTTGCAATACTTCGCAGGGTCAACCAACCAAAGCAACCGGCTGGCGTCCCAAATGACCAGCAAAATCCCCGGCTCATCCCCCGCGAACACTCGCCATATCTCCGGCAGTTCCGTGACCACCCAGTTCTCCATTTCGTGCAGCGGGTAGTTTGGAAACGGCATAAAGATACGATCATCGAACCCCGGACCAACACATCCCACGCGGTACACGTCGCTCATGTTCTCATGGATGCGAAGAGCCAGTTCGCGGGTGATGCGCCCAAGGCCGGACTTAGATGACGGACTATCGCTCAAAATGAGCAGCGGAGTTGTCATTGCGGCTGTGCCTCTTTCAGCACATCCTCGATAATCTCCCGGAGCAGGGTACGCAGTGGCTTTCCCTTCGCCTCGGCCATCTTGCGGGCGACGGCCAGCATATCGTCATTCACGCGGATTACTACTACGGTGCCGACTCTACGCATGGACTTGCTTTTTCACGATGCGCTCAAGCAGCGCCCGCGCTACCGTAAGACTGTTTTGGAGTACCCAAGCATCTTCTTCACCGCGATAGCCGAGTGCCTTGAAACCGTCAATGGCGACCAGCAATGCACGCTCTGATTCGAGTAGGGTTTGCTTCTGTTTCAACGCGAGGCCGTGGCGCTCTTTCGCTTCGATGGCTGCGACTTGCGTTTGCCGTGCGAAGATCTCGGCAAACAACTGAGATTTGCTAGGTTGTTTCGTGGTTTTACTCATGCCCCTATTGTATTCCCATCCGTATCATAGTTGTCAAGAGACACGAAAGCCGCCCCGAAGAGCGGCCCCGTGTGCTCTGGCTCTCCGCATTTCTCCTTTCAGTGGTATAGATTTAGAAACTTTGCGCGGCCCATACGCTCAATCTTCCCATCGTGGTACACCTTTGCAGGAAATGTAATCTGGCCCAAATCCACAATGACGTTCGCATCGCAGCGGCAGTTGGGAACCTTCCCGGCCTGATAGTGGCCGAGCTTAGACCTGATTCCGGCCAATGCCTCTGGCGCGGGCGGGTCTGACCAGAACACAATCACATGGTCCATGAGGCGGTGTGAGGGCCGGACGCGCCTATCCTCGCTCGACAGCCACTCATAGCAAGGAAGTGACAGGTGCGCGGCCCGTGCCTCGCTAATAGATGTTGCCGTGCTGGATACCTCAGTCCTGGCCAGCATTGCTACCCGGCTCTTGGTTATCTCAGGAATACGCCGCCGAATATCCTTTGCGATAGTCTCCGCCCGTTCCCCGCGCATCTGGCGTGTGGCAATCTGCGAAGCTATGTCCTGGGCTATGTCCTGCGGAACGGTTCTAATCAGAGCAGCGTGCTGACTGACCAGTTCGCGCATCTGCGCCCCAACCGGGCCCGCCATCTCACGTTTGAGCAGATCATAGATTCTTGCGCCCTGCGTAGACTTCCGAGCCGCATCACGCCACGATACCGCGTTCTGGATCGCCGTAGCCGTCACCATGCCCCGTGCCAGACGGTCTGAGGCTTGCATGACACGTTCACCGCCGCCGTTGTTCAGAAAGGCGAATATGGCCTCAAGGTCTGACCCAGCAGGAACCATCTTGAGCCAAGACTGCATGAGGGCATTAAGGGCGCGGCGGTATTCAAGCTCGATACGCATTGGCCGATGGAAGTCTGGCATTATTTAGACCCCTTGCCGCCCTCGGCTTTCTTCGCTTCTGTCCCCGTTTTACCCTCTGAAAACTCCTCAGACCCGGCGCGGGCCTCCTCTGCCTCAATCTGCAAAGGTACCTGAACATCATCGTCCGCCGCCTCAATCATTTCGTCGGTCACGTTCGTGCCAATCTCGGTAATCTTCGAGGCGGTCTGGATTTCGCGCAACGTAGTCTGACGGCCAATAATCCCATCGGTAAAGTATCCGCGAATCGCATCAGACTGGCTTTTGGCAAGCTCTGCCTTTTCCTTCGCGTTCATCGTCCGCATCGGCGCGAAGTTGTAATCCAGATCATCCGGCACCATGCCCCAAGTGCTCATACAGATAATTGGGATTAGCTTATCCATCAAAGGACGTTCTCGCTGCTGACGCTCTTGGTCTGCGTTATCGTAGTACGCTTGCAAATCGCCTTCGTTGGAACTTGACAGCCCCGATTGCGTCTCTCCGAAGAGCCTTGAAACCGGATAGCCGCTGGCTCCGCAGAGGCACATAATCTGCATTCGCATGACTTCAGACAAGCCAGAGAACGAAGCCTGATGAGTGAATAGCTGCTCATCCTCTCCTAGAATCAACAGCCCATTCGTGCTGATGTTCTCCGATACCGCTGCCGTGCGTACTAGATAATCTTTCAATTGCTGTTCTGTCAGTCCAACACCGGAGAGCATCTGCGCCAGCATAGGATTCTGCATGGCAAAGACGTTCGCCCTTGAAATCAAGTCTGAAACCGCCGCCATGCCGTAGTCGTAGCGGTTCAGCTCATCCAAGACACATTCGATTTCGCTCATGCCCCAGTAGGTTTCAATCTGCTTCTCAAACAAGGGAAGGTCGCGGCCAACAAAGCGCAAACAGCGGGAATGATGGACGCGCAACCGATCTCCCGTCTCAGTGTAAACATCGTAGTACACCGGGTATCCGTATTCGGCGGGGTTGTCTAAGTCTCTGACCAGTTCCGAGCTAGGTGACATACCAGACCAGCGGTCAACTACGAGCAGCCCTTTGTAGCTGTCCACATCCACATCTTCTAATGCAAGGGGCTGTGAGAGATCGTTATGTCCCTTGAGAATGATGATACCGAGCGCCCCCCCGAATAGACGGCCCCACTTCCGAGCTTCTATGTATTTCTGTAGAGTTGCGGTTGAAGCAACTACTTTGTCGAAGTCTGCAATCTGTTCTGGTGTGACCTGACTGACAATGGACGGAAAGGCTTTTAGCTGGTCCTGGGGCTTTGTATCCACGATAGACCGAATCACCCATGAGCCGCGATACATGAAAACGAGCTTCTGGTAATCAAGCGAGATACGGAAGGGGATGTGCCGTCCACCGTTGGCTAGGCTGGTACTGCCCCATCCTACGTTCGCAGCGGGGTTCGCGTAAACGTCACCAATACCCGCCGCCTGATTCACTGCCGGGAGTCTCAGCCTTGCCGCCGCCCGCGCCTTCGCCGCCTGTAGTTTGTCGCTCATGGAATTATCTTACACCAGCATTAGTATTGGGATACGCATAGAAATACGCACATCATCCCAACCGCCACTTAGGAATAGCCCTGCAAATTCCCACACGGGCGGCGTCGCACGTATGGTCGTGATCCTTGATCGGCTCCTCTTTTCCCTTGTCGGCCTTCTTATCATCCCAGGCATAGCCCTCATGCTCTTTCAGCGTCATGGGGCAGTTGCGCTCGTGAATCTTGTACATCCCCATCTTGAGCGCAGACGATACGCGCCGGATGCCCTCTAGGACTTCGTTATCGCCGTTCTTGACCTGATAGCCTCGTCTGACCAGTTCAAGCTTGAAGCTGGCCGCTGACGGGTCAACAATCACTACCAGGCCACGATGTTCCCGGCCAACGAACGCATCGAAGTCGTCGCCGTACTCCGCATCTGTCTTTTGCCGCCGCTGCTTCTCGCTATCCCAGTAGTATTCCCGTTCCTGCCACAGCGTCTTGCCATCCCCATACACGTCTAAGAATACGCAGGGGTTGATAGTTCCATAGTCCACAAACACGTATCTCTCTGCCGGGCTGGTGAGCAGAGCGATTGGACGGCTGGAATCATCGTATTTGCATTGTGGGCCGAGCACGTCACGATAGATTGAGGATTCCGCCGTCACCCATTGGCCGAGAATGTATCGCTGATAGAACACCCCGGTATACATATTCTTTTGTGCTTCGATGAATTCCGCACTGAGATTTGGGTTGTCCTCCATCGTGTAATGCCCAGACCATAGCAGACCCATGGATCGCAGGTTTGGATTATCGAGGAATTCAGTCTTTAGCCAATGGCTCGGAGGTCCAGGGTTGGTTGTGCCGTACATCCGTGCTCCTTCGGGAGACATACGGGTGAGCAGCATCTGAAAGAACTCTTGCGGCATGAGCGAGATTTCATCTCCCACCGCTATTCCCACTGTCAGCCCACGCACATACTTCTCGCTGCCCTCGTCCTTTGCACCCATCACCAGCCAGCTAGACCCGCACAGAGTGAGCAGCCCGGACTGGTGATTATAGGTGTAGTTCGATGGGCCAACGATATTAAACAGGTCATTCAGGACGTTATTGAAGATGGTTTGCTTCGATACCCCAGTCAGCACGCGCCAGCCAGCGATAGGATAGCGGCACGCCTGTAGAATCTTGGGATGAAGCGACCATGTTTTTCCACTACGCACGGAGCCTTCGAGAATATTGATGCGACAGTCTAGCTCTATGGGACCATAGGCAAAACGTTTAAGGCGAGGGCCATAATTAAGAATTGGCATCTGGCGCGTCCGCCTTCGGGATTTCATCGTATTCGCGCTTGAACTCAGAGAGCAGATCTGCGAGGGGATCGCCTCGATGATCGACCTGCACCCGCTCCATCACGCGCCCCTCTACTCTGTCCGCAAGCTCTGCCGCTGCGTTGACCTTGCCCTTCACCGCCTCTTTCAGTAACGCCATAGCCACCACTTCGGCGTATGTCGATGCTTCACTTATGCGGAGTTGCCGCGCTATTTCTGGAGGTACTGTCTGTCCGAGCAACGCAGAATAGGCATCCGAAAGGGGCTTGCGCTTTGGTTTTCCTAACGGATTACCAGACTGACCAGGCATAAACCCTTTGCCTGTAATGCCTCCAAGAAGTTTAGGCGGGGCCGTTGAATCTTCGTTGTTTGCAACGTCCTGTTCGCTATCCGGCACTCAGCACCGCCTTCTTGCCTATTCTACCGTAAGTTGGAGCGGGTGGGTCGGATTCGTCCGCCGACTGGTGAGGGGTACTCACC